TAACTAGTTGTTTTAATAGGAAAGAGAGTGACGCCGTTCTCTCATCTCTTTTGACCCTGTGGGTGTGTGGACGCATCATTTTTCCACCTTTTCCTATATAAACATATTATCATACTTCGTTGTTTTTATCAAATATTTTCGTTATTTTCTTTGATTTCATTCCATTTATTATTCTTCTAGTTTCTATGTATTGCATTTGAATGATTGAATTCTTATAATTAGATTTTGCTTCAGTATTTATTTTTATTGCAATTTTGATGTTTTTATCATATTCCTTTAGCATCCATATTGTATCTTTCCTTCCATTTTCTTTATATATTTGATCTGGATTAGTTACTATATTAGGCAATTCTTTAATATATTTTGTTACCTCTGGATGTCTTTCTTGAATATGTTTTTTTCTTTCTTCCATTAATATTATATCTTTGTTTACTATATTAAATGGCAAGTTCCATTTATCATTTATCTTTCCTATCTCACTATATCTAACTTTATCTAGATTATTTTTTTCAGATTTCCCTAGTCTTTTAGCAATATTTATTTTTATTTTAGAAAATTTACTTTTATTTTCCAAACTTTCTTTTACTCTTTGTTTTATATTATTTTTATCTTTTATCCAGTTTATATTGTATAATCTTCCATCTTTTGTTCGTCTCCAACCATTATCCTTTATACTCATTCCTTTCCTTCTCCCAAGCATCTTTAATATTAAAAGAGATAAGTATTTCTACTTACCTCTTTATTATATCTCAATCTATGAATATCCCCTTTTCTATATCTTCTTCATATTCTTCCATGCTTTTTCTTATATAATCAGGTGCATTTTCATAAAATGTTTTTCCGTTTATTAATGACTTTTCAAGTGTCTTTATTACATCTTTTTCGTTTTTCTTGTCAATATTTCCTAATGTTAAATCTCCTATTTTTTTTACATATTCATCTAGTAATGGATTATTATATATTATCATAAATCCCCCTGGATATATTTTATACTTATTATTCATCATCTTGTAACTCCTTTATTTATTATATATTCAAAAGCTTCATATGTATTCGGAAAATGCTTCTTAATATGTGGTAATGTATAATCATTACATACATATGCACTGAACATATGTGCCCATGCCTCTTTTGCTCCCATATATGATCTCAGCTGTTCTTTTAATGTTTCTTCATCTTTATTATATCCTAATTTTGTATTTCCTTCTTGTATTAAATCTATCATATTGTATTTCTTAAAAGAATTAAAATAATAATCATAGTATTCGTTTCCATGTCCTGCCCTTATCTTTCCTTCAGAAAACAATCCATACATACCATCTAATATATCCTGAGTAGGCATTGTGGACATATCTGCAATTATCTTTGTTATAAAATCATCATTTATTTTATTTTTTAAAATTTCCTTATCTTTTCTTAATGCCTGCAAAAAGAAATCTGAACAACTTGGTCCTTTCCAAAAAGTATTATCAAACTTTTCGTGACTTTCTATTTGCTTATTCATTATATCAATTTCTTTATAATTTAAAAAGTCAAAATATTTATAATTATCAAAAAAATGTCCCATTTCATGGAATATTGTTCTATATATATCTATACCATATATAAATTCCATATCAGTTCCTTTTTTATATTTAATAATATTATAATATGGATTGTAAAGACTTCTTTCTTCGCTATATTCAATCTCATTTAAATCTTTAAAATGATTCTTATACAATCTTTTTACATTTAAGTTTGACTTATTTATTCTTTTTATAATTTTAGGTAAATCTTCATTAAATTTTTTATTTTTAAATTTATCAAAATCTTTTTCAGTTATTTCAATTTTATCTTCTTTCCAAACTTCTTCTCTTCTTTTTCTTTGTTCTTTTTGACTAAATAAGTCTTTTTTTCTCTCTTCCTCTTCTTTAGCTGTAGCACTTTTAGCCATTTGTTCATATTTTAGTTCATCTAATTCTTCATAATAAGTAGGTGCTTTGTGCCTACAATTAGGATGAAATAGTCCCTTACTCATGGCACTAGATAATAATTCATGTTTACCATCTGGAACACCTCCAGAATAAACATCATCAACCAATATTTGTTGTTCATACACTTTACAATATTTACATGAAGTTCCATGCTTTGTTATCTTTACAAGTGTTCTCTTTAATCTTTTCCTAAAGTCTCCTTCTGCCATAAGTCTTGCCCTTTGAGACGCAGTTCTAACAGCCATCCTAGCATAATCTGCAATATTTATTCGTCTTCCGTCTTTATATTCTATACAATTTATACCTCTTTTCGCAAAATCTTTCATAGCTATGTTTATTGCTTGTTTAAGATTCACAGCTCCATGTGATAAGTAAAATCCAGCTTTAAATATAGTTTTTTGATAAACATCATTACTCATTCTAAAAATAGCCTTCTCTGCTTCTTTAAAAGTTCCATTAATTTCATCAATCATAGCTTTTACTTTTTTGTTATTAGTTTTAAAAAAACTCTCATTTAATCGCCTTTTCCCTCTGTTAGCATCATTAAATAAACTTATTGCTTCTTTTTTTCCTTGCCTGTATTCTTCTTTTATTATTTTCTTTATATCTTTTGGTATATTAGATGTGTATCTTCCTATTATATTTTGATTTTCTCTTTTAATTCTTTGAATATCTCTAAGTTTTAATGCTTGCCACTGCGGATATTCCATATTTTCTTCTATCTCTTTTAATTCATGTCGTAATAAGTTTCTTTTAAGAGAAGCTATAAGTTCAAGTTCCATTTCTTGATAAAGTTTAGCTATATCATATTCATCCATATTCTACCTATTCTTTTTGTTCTTCTTCTATAATCTCTATATTATCTTTATTAACAGCTGGTTCTACTTCTTCCATAATACCTTTTTCATTTTTAAGGCGTTTAATTTCTTGTTTTTTCCAATCTTCTTTTTTATTATCGCCCCATAATTGTTCTACAGTAGCTTCTATACTCATTATTCCAGAAGTATTTGCTTTTCCTATTGTTTCTACTTGAGCTTCAAATGAAGGGTTAGCATATTCAGTGAATACCACTTCACATTCAGTATCAGTTATTGTTTTCCCATTTAAATTATCATAAAATTTAAAAGTGATATTTACTATGTCTTCTATAAGTTGTCTCATACTATCAACTATCTGACTTCTTTTATAAAGTGTTGTTTTTTCTTTTTCTCTAGAAGCTTCAGCATTATCTAATTTTTTAGTATCTATACCTAATGTAGAAGGACTAATAAGACCAGTTAAACATTGATCTAAAGCTGTAATATATGAAGTCAATAATCCTTCATGTTGTATAGTACCTTGAGTTGTTTGTATCAAATTATTCTTATCACCTTCTCCCATTGTTGATGATAATAAGATAAATTCATTTTCAAAATCACTTTTTCTTTTCATTACTCCAGTTTTTAAATCTCTAGGGAGCAAATCCTCTGGTATATATTCTTTAATTTGTCCCTTTCTCACAGAAAGCATCCATTGGCTCCATATTTCATCATAAGCATCAAAATTATCAACTTTGCCTTCAAATATAGACTTACCTCTATTTTCATATTTTTGACTTTCTTTCAGTAAAAACTTTCTTCCCATAAGGAAATTCGCATTATTTTTTATTGGTTTATATAAAGTATTTTCGGCTTTTTCTAATAGTTTTATATTCTCAAGCTTTCCATTATCATCATATAAACGATAATCAATTCCTTTATCAGTATATTCTTCATAAAGCATGTATTCTTTTTTATTTATTATCTTCTTTGTCTTATATATTATCCCTACAAGTCTTCCTCTTTTTGTCACATATTCTACTCTTTCAGGAGGATAAAACTCGATTATAGGATATCTAGATATTTCAGGATCATAACTCCATTTAAAAGCACCATCACCGCCCCATAATACAGTTATTAAAGCTTTTCTTAATAATTCTTTAAAATTGTTTTCGTTAGCTATTGCTTCCCAATCGGATTGTCTTTCTCCTACTTTTATTGATGCTAAGCTATCCACAACAACATCAGATAATGTGTCTACTATCATTCCAGGTAAGCCTGTATGTATTTTTATTATTCTATAATCCTTATTCCCCCAAAAATGAGGTAATTTTGTTTCATTAATAATTTGATTGTATATCTGTTCTAATTCTTCACTTTCACCTCTATACCATATTTTATTTAATAATAAATTGGTTTCATAAGTTGTATATGAATACACATTCACATTGGCATTATAAGTCGCTTCTTCTATATCTAAATATTTCTTTATTCCATTCTTGATCATATTATTAAAGTTATTTAAAATATTCATCTTTTCCCTTTCTATTCTTCTTCATGATCTTCTGTACCATCTCCTATTATCTTTCTATAAGGTATAAACGCATATTGACTAGCATTTATTGTATGGTCGTTAGCATCTTCTGGTTCATTATCTTTATTTTCTTTCCAGCTATAAGTTTCCAATTCTTGTATATGATTTGTACAATGACTTAATACAAAATATTTTAATTTATGGATCCAACCTAATTGAAGATTTATTCTGTTTATTATAGTTACTTTCTTATGAGCATTATTAAAAGTATAAATAGAACCATTTTTTCTAATATATTTTTTTATTTCAGTCATAGTCGCTTGGTCTGCCGAATCAATAAACACATGTCTAGCAAATCCCCATTCTTCCCTATTTCTCTCTAAGAAGTCAATAAAATTAACTACTGTATCAGATGGAGCAAGAGGTTGTTGTAAATTACTATTGTTATATACTTTTTCATCTAATACATATAATTCTCCATTCTTAGATATTCCTTGAAATATCATTGCTATAGTATCAGGTGACTTAGTAGAATATGCTGTATCTAGTCCTGCAGTAAAATAAATGAATTCTAAAGTTTTTTTCTTATCTTTCATTTGTTCCTTAACTTCTTCTTTAGTCTTCACATGTTTACTTTGTTCAAAGTTTGGAAACACAAGTCCAACCGCTTTACCTCTAAGTCCTAGTATTTTATTTTTATATAACTTCGTTCCCTTAGGTGCTGAATTAATTTTCTTTTGTATTTTTTCTTCTGTTAACGAAGCATTATCGTTAAAAGTAAAAAACCAGTATTTCCATTTTGGATTTTCTGGTTCTTTTAATTCTTCCATTATACTTTGAGGCACATCTTTTTTATATTTTTCTATAGGTCTACTTCTATTTATAAACTCTTTATATACTGCTAGATTTGGATCATCTGGATTAAGTGTAGCAAGCAAATACTCATTACGAGTAGACATTTCTCTTACAAACTCAATGTCAGCTGTATTTATTTCATCTATATAAACACAACCATATTGTCCGTCCGAAGGATCATCTTCCACTTAGCAGTATCATCATAACCTATAACATATATAGTCTTATCATTATATTTTATGTGTGATATCTTATTGTCTTTGTCTCCATTTCCTTTATAGTCTGCATCATAAAATACATCTAAAAGTCCTTTTTCAGAATTTATAATATTCTTCTCAGCAACCCCAACACTCTTACAAGCTATTATATGAAGTTTTTTATCACTATCATTAACTTTAATCATAAACTTAACAACTCCTACTGTAGTTTTACCAGCAGCCGTAGTCCCTTCTAAAAACTCAGCATCAGCCTCTTTGTATTCTAAAAAATCAATATATTTTTCAGATAAAGGAAAATTGTTATTCATCTTCCTCTTTTCGTGATTTAGCTAGCTGTTCTACAATATCATCAAAATTAGAAGTACTTCGCATATTAGCATTAACATTTAAAGTTGAAGTATATACTCCTTGCATTCTATTTAATTGATCACTAGCTTTTAATCTAATATCTAAACTTGGTACTACTTCTACTGGAATATATCTTCTTTGTTCATTTAATATAATTTTAGTATCTTTTATATTCCCTAATATTATATCTACTAGAAATTGTTGTCTTTCTGCTATGTTCATTGTTATTCTTTCTTCTATTTTCTCTTGCTTTTGATTAATATAATCTTTGATTTTAGATTTTTTTAATGCTTCATTTCCTATTGCATATGCTGTTTTGCTAGAATATCCTGCTTTTATAGCACTTTCAGTTGCATTCCCTGTTTTCATATATTCATCTGCAAATTCTTTTTGCATCTTTGTTAATCCATTCTTCATTAATCCTCCTTACATAATAAAAAAGAGGATCTTAATTATTTTTCCTCTTTTTCTTTATTATCTTTCACAAGTTCAACATGTATTGTTTTTTTATTTATTTCTTTTGCTCTTTCTTCTGTTATATCAATTACTTCTCCCTTATTTCTTATTATATTAAAATATATGTCATTGAATTCCTTAATAACTTTATATTTTATCTCTTTTATATCTTTCAGCTCTTTCATATCTTTCCT